GGGATCGGACTTTAATCTGAACAGCACGGCGCAATTGGGGTCGGTGCTGTTTGGGGAGCTGGGGGCTCCGATACTCAAGAAGACTAAGAAGACTGGCCGGGCGTCGGTCGATGCGAGTGTTCTGGAATCGTTGTCGGGGAAGAAAAGCAAAGCGGGGCGGTTCTGTGAGTCGTTGTTACATTATCGGTACATCGGCAAGATGCAGATGACGTACCTTGATCCGGCTATCGCACTACGATGGGAGGATGAGCGGGTGCATCCGACGTATCGGTCGGCGTTAACCGTGACCGGGAGGTTGTCGAGCGCCGGTCCTAACATTCAGAACATTCCCAAGGACAGGTTGATTAGGAGCATATTTGTACCGCGACCGGGGTGGGTGTTGACGGAATCGGATATGATGTCGGCTGAGATGCGGGCTCTGGCATCTCAGGCGGGGGAGCAGAAGCTCAAGCGGATATTTGCTTCGGGGGGAGATATCCATACGATGACGTTCCGGCAGGTGTTTGGCAAGTCGGAGGATTATGAGCCGACTCAGGATGAGAGGAGGTTGGCGAAGACACTTAATTTTGGGATAGTGTACGGGATTTCTGCATTTGGGGTGGCGCAACGGTACGATATGGATGAGGATGAGGCGCAGACGGTGATCAATCAGTACTTTCAGGCATTCCCTATGGTGGCCCGTTTTATGCGGGGAGCGGTTCGCTTTGCTAGAAAAAGAGGGTATGTTAGGAATAAGTTTGGAAGGAAGCGGAGGTTGTATCCGGATATTCTGAGCGGGGAGAGTGTGATCCGGCATCGAGCGGAGCGGCAGGCGGTGAATGCGCCGATCCAGGCTGATGCGTGGGATTACAATGCGGTGGCGATCCGACGGGTAGGGGCGACGTTGCGTAGTTACGGGTTGCAGGCGCGAATGGTGATGACGGTTCACGATCAGATCATGGTGGAACATCCTCCTGAAGAGACCTATATTGTGCATAGGATCATAGATGCGGCGTTTGCGTCGGTGGAGTATCCAGAACAGATACCGGTGGAGTCGAAGACGGTTTCTCGGTGGGGAGAGACGAACGAGTCAAAGCTAGAAAAACTTTTAGAGGAGTTGCGAGTATGAGTAAGACGACGGTTAAGACGAGAGAGGTGGTGGTGACGCTGTGGGACGTGCGGTCGGTGTCATCGGGGGCGATGTCACGCATCGCGGTAGCTCCAGGGGCGGGTAGTAAGGCGCTGGTGTCTGGGGTGCAGCTCTCGGGGTTGGTGCAGCGCGATCCCTGGAGTATGCACCATTATGCGGAGTACGCTTTCTTTCTGCGGGATCAATCGGGGAATACCTTTAACATCGGTTTAGGTGGGCGCATTCAACTCGACCCTGACTTGTCGTTGTCGGGGTTGGTTCTGACGGATGCGCGGCTGTCTGTGATGGAGGGAGAGCCGACGGTGCTGGTTTACTCTTTGCGCCGGTTGCTTGTGGAGAAAGGGGTGCGGCTTGGTGTTGTGCAGATCCGTTATCGGGCTGAAAAGCTGAAGGAAGATAAGTCTGATGCGTCGGTAGAGTCTGATCCTGGGTCTGAGCTGGAGGTTGAGGAGGTAGCAGGTGAGTCTGAGAAGGCGGCGAGCTAGAAAAACACCTGTCTACTGTGATCGGTGTGTTTACTTCGTTCGGCTGGGACCGAAGAACGAGCAGTGCATGTGTTCGGCTAAGGCTCATTTTGTGTCCGGCCCTCTTTCGGAGCGGTCGGACATTGAAGGGCTGGCGGCTCCGGTGAAGCGGAACGCGGATAACCAGTGTCGGTGGTATCGGTGGTTTCCGTCTATGCGTGCAAGGCTGTTGCGGGGTTGGGCCGGTGGAGCGGGAGGTCAAAGTGGCTGAGAAGCAGGTAGCCGAGACTCCGAAGATTCGGGTTGCGACTCAGACGATGGTGGCTATCACCCTGACGATCCAGGAGCGGGAGGTCAAGATCAAGGCACCGGCTCCGTACCGGAGTGATACCCTGGTGGTGGATGACGAGGGACGTGTGTTCGGTACGGGCACCGTCGAGATTCAGAAGGAGCGTGAGTATGCCGCAGATCCGGAGCTTCGCACGCTCTCGCCGAAGGTGGTCGAGCTGATTTTGAAGCTCATAGGAGTGGTGGAGTAATGCCAACCGGTGACAAGGGGCGTCAGTACAAGGCAACGAGTCCGGTCAGTATCGCTCGGCAGGCGGAAACGGTGCTAGAAAAATACGCGGAAGATGAGGTTCGCCGGAGTAAGCTCTTCAAGACGATTCAGAAGAAAACGGAGGAGGCTCGGCTGACGCCGAGGCTCCAGGACTTTGCGTACCGGTCGGCGGTGCAGTTTAAGTCTCCGCATGAGTGGGCGGTGGAATATGGGGTCCAGCCGCCCACGATCTATCGATGGATGCGGATGCCGGAAGTGGCGAATCTCATAAATGATATCAAGTACGATCTGCGGGCGTATCTGGCCGCAGCGGAGATTCTGATTACGCGGGAAGCGTTTGCGGTGTACCATCGAATCTTGTCGTTGAACACGGCTAGCAACGAGCTATTGACGTTGCAGGCGCAGACGGCGAAGGATTACCTGTCGTTTCATCTGCGGTTACGAGAGGGGCGTATGATGGGTGAGGAAGGGGAAGATCCGTTTGGGCAGGTGGCATCGGTGCCGTCGGTGAGGGCGGTTCAGCATAGCGGTGGGAACGGGAAAGCTGTCGACGTGTCCGATGCGTTGACGGTGGAGTTGCGGGAGCTGGAACGTTTGGAGCGGGAGCTAGAAAAAAATGGTGACGGAACCGACGGTTCGGCAACGTAAGCAGGCGGTACTCTCGGCCCTGGTGGATCAGAAGCGGGCAAAAATGGTGGAGTGGGCAAAGGCTCACGCCCCAGCGTTGCACATGGCGTTGAAACACCATATCAACACTAGGGGTGAGCGGATGTCGTTCACGAATATGTTTCCTCTGTTCGCTCTGTACCTGAAAATAGATGAGATGCCGCAGCTCTGTATCGAGAAGTGCGTGCAGGAGGGGGTGTCGGAGCTGTTCGTGATCCAGACGCACGTCGAGGCGGCTCTACGCGGATTGACGGTGATGTACGTCTTACCGAAGTACGCGCTTCGAGACCGGTTCGTGGCGAACAGGATCGTGCGTCTGCACAAGCGGGTGCGGTACTACCAGACGCTAATCTTGGAGGCTAAGGGGTCGAATCGGCAGTCCTTGATGCACATCGGCAAAGGGACGATGGCGTTTGTGGGCTCGAACGTTGAGAGTGAGTTTGTTGAGCTGCCCGCTGACTCGGTGGTGGTTGACGAGCTGGACAGGTGTACTCAGGAAAACCTACTCCTGATTCCTGACCGGTTGGGGGCTAGTCCTTTTGGGTATCAGAGGGAGATAAGCAATCCGACGGTGGAGGGGTTCGGGATTGATGAGCGGTTTCAGCGTAGCTCGCAGGCGGCGTGGAATGTGTTGTGCCCGCACTGCAATACGAGTTTTACGCCGGACTGGTTTCAGCATGTGGTCGATCAGCGCGATACGTCGGTGTTCCAGGTCCGCGATCCGGAGTATCCGGTGGGGGTGAATGCTGCGGAGTACCGGGGCGTGATCCGGATGGTTCACGGCTGCGGAGGGGTTATCGATGAGAATGTCCGTGTGGGTCCAGGAGAATGGGTGGAGGAGTTCCCTGAACGGGATCTGAAGGGCTACCGGTTCAATAAGCTGGTGAGTAAGTTTAGAGATTTGACATGGTTGTGGAAAAAGTTTCATGAGGCGATAGGCAATCCTCTCAAGACTCAGGTGTTTTATAACTCGTACCTGGGTCTGCCGTTTTCGGCGAAGGGTAATCGGGTTACGCGGGAGACGTTGAATAAGTGTTGCCGGGCCTACGGATGGCCGGTGGCGGTCGAATCCTTGTCGGGTATGCGGGCGATGGGGGTGGACGTAGGGTCTGAGCTTAATGTCGTGATCCGCGAGCATGTGTCGCAAGCGGGTCAGAAGATCAACCGCTTGGTTCACGCGGAGCGGGTGCCTACGTTCGAGGAGCTAGAAAAACTCATCGGGGATTGGCGTCCGACGGTGGTGGTCATCGATGCTCTGCCGGAGATCCACAAGGTAATGGAGCTGAAGAAAACCTATCCGGATCTGGTGTTCTCGTCTCGGTTTCAGGAGAACGCGATCCGTATAACTCTGAATCGAGAGCAGTGCGAGGTTCACATGGACCGGACGGCAATTCTCGATTCGGTGTTGCAGGGGTTCACTACAGGCACGCTGACGCTGCCGATGGGGGCGGAGTCGGTGGTTGATGCGGGGGTGTACTACGATCAGATGACGGCGAGTACGAGGGTAGTCGAGGTGAACGAGACGAACATCGACAAGTCCAAGTTTGCGTGGGTGCATTCCCGTCCAGACCACTATTTTCTAGCGGAGTCGTATGCGATGCAGGCGAGTTTGATGCTGGCAAACTACGATGTTTTCGGATACTACCAGGATCAGTCTCAATCAGCCTCTCCGGTGGTGGATGAGATGGTCAAGGAGGGGGCTGTGAGTCCCGAGGAGGCGGAGGAGCTAGAAAAACTGGCCAAGCTGAACGCGGATCAGTTTTTGCGGGGGTTGCAGGATGCTTATGGCGGGAATAAATGAGTGGAAATAGTCTTGACTTCGGGACAATAACGCTGTATGCTGTGGGTGGAAGGTGAGGAAGATGAATCTTTACAAAGACGGTGACAGGTACATCGTTGAGACCACCTACGAAGAGTATCGGTCAAACCCGGCTCCGAAGACTGCGAGATTCCGGTTTGACAGTAAGAGAAAAAGGTGGTGGACGGACGATCCGGAGAAAGCGGCGGTGTTGCTGGATCATGAGGGGGTGTGGGTCACTGACGTTTTGATGGACGAGCTAGAAAAACACCGTAATGGCCGTTCGGATGCGATGCAGTTGAGTCGAGCTACGTCGAGTGAGTTCAATCCTCCGGTTCCCGAAGGGTTGGAGCTGCGCCCGTTTCAGCGGGCGGGTGTGGAGTACATGCGGTCTCGGTCGGCAGTGCTTCTGGCGGATGAGATGGGGCTCGGCAAGACTCCGCAGGTGATAGCTCTGATGAACGTCCAGAAGATTGCGAATGCGCTGGTTGTATGCCCGGCGTCTCTCAAGAGAAATTGGGAGCGGGAGCTGCACCGGTGGCTGACACTGGATCTGAGTGTGGCGGTGGTTGGTGCGAAAATGGCGAAGCTGCCCGAGGCGGATATCCTCATCGTGAATTACGAAATACTGCACAAGTTTGACGGTCTGGGAGGTCGGACATGGGATCTGCTGGCGGTCGATGAGTGCCACTACGTCAAGAGTACAAAGGCGCGGCGTACCAAGATGGTCGCTGCCCTCAAGGCACGGCAGACGGTCATGATGTCGGGATCTCCGATGCCGAACAGGCATATCGAGTTGTGGTCGATCCTTCAGATTCTCAAGTTCAATAAGTGGAAGTTCTGGACCTATGTGAACCGGTTTTGCGATGCGTACAACAACGGGTTTGGGTGGGACTTTTCAGGATCGATCAACGGCGAGGAGCTGCAACGCGAGCTGAGATCGGCGCTGATGGTGCGCAGGCTCAAGAGTGAGGTGCTCACAGAGCTTCCCGCGAAGGTGCGCCAAGTGATCGAGCTGCCGAGTACCGGGTTGGTGCGGGTTATCGGTCAGGAAAGGGGAGTGTTCGAGCAATACGAAGAGGCGCAGTCGGAGCTAGAAAAACTCGGTAGGTTGTCCGAGGAAGATCGAGGAGGGGGGTACGAGGAACGGGTCGCCGCGCTGCGGAGTGTGGTCCAGGTGGCGTTTGAGGAAATGTCGCGGATACGGCATGAAACGGCAGTGGCAAAGGCTCCCAAGGTTGCGGAGTACGTGGGAGAGGTGTTGGAAACACAGTCTAAGGTGATTGTGTTTGCCCATCACCGGGACGTGATCGATATTCTCGAAGAGGGGCTGCGGAAGTATAACCCGGTGCGGATTGATGGGGGGACTCCCCAGAATGATCGGCTGGACATCGTTGACCAGTTCCAGAATGATGAGAATTGTCGGGTGTTCTTGGGGTCGATCACCGCAGCGGGCGTGGGGATCACCTTGACAGCAGCGTCTTACGTAGCGTTCGCAGAGTTGGACTGGGTGCCGGGCAACGTTTCCCAGGCGGAGGATCGAGCGCACCGGATCGGACAGTATGATTCAGTATTGGTGCAACACATTTTGGTTGACGGTAGCATCGATGCGAAGATGGCGCGGACGATAGTTCGTAAGCAGGAGGCGCTAGAAATTGCGCTCGACCGTGATCCGGATGCGGAGGTTATAGAAGGAATCGAAGAGACGGCAATCAAGGCGAAGAGGGGAACAGAGCCCAAGAAGACGCGAGAGGCTCAGATCAACGGTACCCTATCGATGGAGATGCGTGATACGATCCATACGGGACTGAAGATGATAGCGGGCGTGTGTGACGGGGCGCAGGCGCTTGACGGGAGTGGGTTCAACAAGGTGGATACCAATTTCGGTCATAGTTTGGCTGAGGCTCCTAGATTGTCTGAGAAACAAGCTCAGGCGGGTGCGAAGCTGGTGCGGAAATACAAAAGACAGTTGTCGACATGGGAGGGGCTGTCGGCGGTGTTGGAGGGGTTGAAGAGTGCGTAGGTCGAGAAAACGCGATGAGGGGGCGATTCGTATTGACGGGGTTACGGTGTGGTCTGCATTCGCTGTGGCGAAACGGCTAGGGCTCCAGGAAGATTCTGTCAGGAAGTACGCCATTCGTCGCGGTATAGGGCAGAAGTTTGCGACTCGTTGGTGCTTTACTGATGAAGAGGTAAAGTTGCTAGAAAATAGGATGACTCGCGCTGACTACTATGCGAGGGGAAGCCGTGCTTGACTACGGTGTGTTCGACACTGAGGGGTGTCCCGGCCTGGGTGGGGCTGTCAGGCGGATGGTAGGTGCTTGGCAGCGTACCCTACCCTATGAGGAGGGCGATCTATACGGTGAGGCTGTTGAAGCGGTGTTGGGGGGAGATTTCAAGAGTGGACGGGGCGCATCTCATAGGTCGTACTTCGTGGAGGTTATCAAGCGGCGTTTCATCTCTTTGGGTCGTCAGAATGGGGCGCAGAAGAGGTCGGTGCGGACGGTCGCGCTAGAGGATTATATGGCGGTGCGGAGCGATAGGGAAATGCGGGTACGGGCGGAGGTGCGGGAGTTGATCGATCTGGAGGGGAGACCTCGGTCGGAGGTTTTGTACCGGAAATTGTTGCTAGATCAACCCACGCGGGAAGTGTCGGTTGAGGTTGGGGTGCAGATGCGAGAAGTTCAATCGTTCGTGCGGGACTTCTCGCACCGGCTAGAAATATTCTTTCTCGATGGTTCGGAGTGGGTGTCGAGGAGTTAGCGTAATGACGACGTTCGAGCGTACAAAAGATGTTCCGAAGAGAGGGGACGTGGTATTGTTTCCTAGAGAGAAAGTGGGCAAGGTTCTCCAGGTGGCTCCGGAAGGGTATACCGGTGTGTGTATGCGGGTGCAGTGGGATGACGGTAGGGTGACGGTGGCGCGGAGGGAGTCGCCCAGCGTTCGTGCTGTGTATCGGAAGCCCAAGAAGGTAAAGCGGAAGAGGAGGAAGTAAGGTGCTGAAGGTTACGAATCTGCGGTCGGTGATGATCGAGCTGACGTGTGATGCGTGTAAGCGGTCGGTCGTATCCGAAGAGGCGGGGGAAGTTACGTGCGAGTGTGGGCGTGAATACAAGACGGATGGGAAGTTTCCGCGCATGGAGTTCCGTCCGGTTGTGCGTAATGGGAGGAAGAAATAGTGTTTCCAACGGATGAAGCTACGAAGAAGCTGCCGGTGATGTACGGTAGAGATCGAGCTGCGCGGCGGTATACGGGTTATGCGCGGGCGGATAATGGGACCGCGATATTGCCGGAGATGATTCACGGCACCGACCGGAAAGTGTGGGCTCAGGCGATGCAGGAGGCGCTAGCGGAGGTCGCAAAGGCGCTGCGATTGGAGGTGGAGTCAGCCCGAGAACGAGAGTTGCAGGTGTTTCGGGATCGGGACAAGTGCCGGGCTGCGGAGGGTCCGAAGAGTGCGGGGATTCGGGTGGGTTACTGTCGTAGGTGTGGAAAAGCGTTTACCTATCCGTCGCATCGTTCTGTGTTTTACTGTGGGTGGTGTGAAGATGAGCGACAATCTTGAGTATGCGATCAAGATTACGGGCCAGACGATTTGTTTGGTAAACGCTGAGACAAATGATCCGGTCATGAAGCCGGTGCCGGTACCGGAATCGTTGGCGTCACGGCTCTTAGTTACGACGCTATCCTTGATGCCGAAGCGGGAGCGGGACAAGCTCATGACTGATATGAGGGCTGTGATCGTGGCTCGGCAAGTAGGTTGGGGAGGGTAGGTTAGATGAAGAGCGTCAGTGGAGATTCGGAGGAGACTGTTTTGGGGAAACGTCAGATGATTGACGCTGTGAGGTCGTGGGTAACGATCTTGCTCGGAGTAGGGATTATCGTATCGCTCACGGTGGTGTGGATCGTGCCGGTGGTGTGGAACACGCTGCTGAATCTTGCGGGGTCCGGTTCGGAAGAGGCCACGAATCGTCTGCAACGGTCTGTGGGGGTGAGCCTCGTTCGGTTGGTGATAGTGGTGGCGGCGGTCGGTTCGTACTTTGCGGGTGCGGCGTTGTCGTTCCTGGTGCAGCGGGTAAACCACGACACGTTTGTTGTCAACCAGGGGGAGATTGGCCGTGCGGTGACGGCGGCGGCTCTGGTGGATGGACCGGGAGCGGCGGTTGAAGTGATGAGAGGGATTACCGATATTCGCTACCGTTCGGCGACCGCCGAAGAGTCGCTGATGGTATCGAGGCGGCGTACTGAGGAGGAGGTTGCGGTCTCCTCAGCTAGAAAAACGACAGCGGTGGGTGGTGATCAGAAGCGTGGGGTTTCGCAACAACAATCCAATCCGCAGGTTTCGGTTAGGAAGGGGTCATAAATGTCCGATAAGATATTGGAGTACCCAAGAGACGGGCTCCGGACCACTAAGGTGCAGGGCTTTGCAGACAGTTGCCGGGCGCTGTGGCCTGCGGGGATATCGATGATTTTGGTGTCTCCGGCAGATATGGTAGCGCTGGAACGGGAGAACGGGCCAGCGTTTTCAGAGATCGACGGGATTCCGGTAGTGTCGGCTCCGTGGGTTACGGGGGTCGTACCGGTTCCGAGGATTGCCGAGGAGTGAGCCGTGAATATGGAAGTGGTCATCGGGGTCTTCGTGGTACTCCTAATGGGGTTCTCGTATCTGATAGGGTTTTACATGGGTCGGGCGGATGAGCAGAAGTTGAATCAGCAAATCCGTCAGGCGCAGCAGCACAAATAAATGACTGTAGGGCGAGCCGATGCTGGAATGCACCGGAGGTTTCACCTCCTTTTCTCCGGAAAGGCCGTCCGATACTGGGCGGGAGCTGACCCAAACAGCTCCCGCCCTTTTTTTATGTGAGGAGTAGTGGGATGATACCGAAGTTGTGGAGGGCGGCGGATCTGAGTGCGTTTCTCGGGGTGACTGTGGGAGCTGTGTACGGGTGGACCTCCTCTATGCAGGTGCCGCATCTGAAGATCGGAAGGTCGGTCAGGTTTCTGCCGGAACAAGTTGAGGAGATCCGGATCTGGCGGGAGGAGGAGCGGCAAAAGCAGAGGTATTCGCGCTTTGGGGTGTATTTTCAGCCCTACCATTTATCCCGACGACGACGGCAGTCGTTTGCGGCGTTGGTGCTAGATATACCACCGTCATGGGTCGTTGAGAAGTCGGAGCTACTGCCGATAGAGGAGTGCCAGGATATTAGCTTGAACCATGACGGGGTTCTGCCGGTGAATACTGTGGGGCACATGATATGATGCAAGCAACAGAGCAAAATAAGTGGCGCACGTTGATATGTGTGGTTGGTCGGATCGAAGAGGAAGGGGTGGTTCTACTGATACCGGCGTGGAATCCGAGTGTGGAGGTGGAGATCGGGTGGGATCTTATTCCAGGGGATATAGCGCAATTGATGGTGCCGAGGTATCGGTGCTTTGCGCGGGTGAACATCGGAGCGGAGAGAGCGGAGGATCTTCGGTTTGAGGATTGGGAAGATTGGAAAGCGTGATGAAAGAGGGGAGGAGGTGCCAGTTTCGGGTCTGGGTGTCCCATCCGCTGGGGATTGTGTTCTGCCGGTATGACGGGCAAACCGCGCTAGAAATAGGTGGGGAGAATATTCCGGTTTGCCTCTACCACTATGAAATGGTAACGGGCGGCGAGGGGGTTCGGCGTGTCGGAAAAGCGGGTGAAGAGAGTGCGAGGAAGGGGAATCATGACCACCTCTAAGATATCTGGGGTGTCGGTGACGTGTGCACGTTGTCGGGAGGGGCGTGCTGCCGTTCAGATTTCGAGTCCGGTGTCGGTCGTATACTACTGTGATCGTTGCTGGAGTTCTATGCGCGATGCGTTGATGGGGGAGGATTTGGGACGTGGTTGAGATGGGTACGGTTAGGAGTACGGGGTTTGTAGAGCGGTTGGTGGTATCGCCGGGGGGCTCACGGTTCAAGCGGGTATGGTGGCGGTTGGCGCTGTGGGTGCTTGGGAAAATAGGGGCGCTAGAAAAACGTCCGCATCTGCGGCATGAGGAAGCGGGGCCGGGGTACGATATAGCTGACGAGTTGCGAGAGCAGCTCCGCCTTGTGGAAGACGGGAAAGCGACAATTCTCGTCGGGCCGGAGGCTATGGTGGACATGCGGGATTTGGTGTCTCAGCCGATCTGGCTGGGTATCACGGTCACGGTCTTCGATGGGATACCGGTGCGCGGGGTCCGGTGGTTGAAAGGGGTGTTGGTGGTGCCCTATCGTTTGGAGGAGCGTGATGGAAGTTAGGGCGGGTGATATCGCGTGGGTTGCGGCGTATCGGTACGAGAGACAGTCGGTGGTAGTCATGGTGTGTAGCTCTAAACGAGAAGCGGAGCGCCGGATCGAGCGGTTGCGGGAGAGGAGTGTGACGGGGTATGGGCGAATGGTATGGAGTCAGATCCATTTGACGATAGTGGACCGGGACAGCTACCCGTTTTCTGAGGAGCGGTGATGAATTGGATCGACGGGTGCTTGATGCTGCTGGATCTAGGGAATCTGGCGGAGTGGGCGTACAAGCTGTGCGCGTGGGCGTCGGTTTGGGGGATGGACGACAACTATTTTCTGTGGGGGTTTGTATGAGCGATAAAGAGAAGCTGCGAGAGGAGCTAGAAAAACGGCATGTGGGTCCGGCGGAGGATCAGGGGTACGTAGAGGTCCAGCGTGTTGGGTCGGAGGGGGACGCGGATTTGGTCATAGAGACTCAGCATAAGGGCTCCGAGTATCGAATGATTGACATGCACTGGGAAAAGGCTACGAGCTGGGGGGAGCGTTGGCGGAGGTGGTGGGGAGCGGATATCTTTGTCAACGGCGTTCCGGCACTGAAGGTGTTTGCGGTCGTGGTAGTCGTGATTTTGGTGGGGATAGGGCTGCTGTTCAAGTGAAAGTCTACAAGGTTCTGCGTAAGACGAAATCTGGGCATCTGGTCAGCTATGCTACCCGCGAGGACGGGGAGGTTCACTACTTCGAGAATGTGTGGGCGAGGGCTCCGGAGTGCCTGCGTGGGGATGGGTATCATCTGCTGGCGTTTCTGAATGAGGACAGGGCGCGGGAGTTCATGCTGGGCGGTGGGATGTGGGTTGGAAGAGATGACTGTGTGGAGATGTGGCTGGCGGATGCTAGAAAAATGATCTTGACTCTGCCGAGAATGCACTTCTCGACTCAGGTGCGTGATTGGCGGATGCGGCGGAAGAAAAATGGATGGTTTGAAGCCTCGGAGGACGCCGGGGCTTGGCCGGACGGTACGGCTATGGTTGAGGAGATTCGGATCGTAGAGCGGCTGTTGTGGAGGTAGAGGAGTGACGGCGTACAAAGTGGTTAGGGAGAGTGCCGGGGGTAGGCTGACGAGTTTCCTAACGGACGGGGAAGCATCGGTTCAGTATTTGATAGGAGAATGGGTGCACGCTCCTGAATGGTTGCAGCGGGAAGGGTACCATCTGATGGTGCTAGAAAATCCCCGATGTGTGAGGGAGTTCGGTAGGATTCTCTACGGGGTGGAGGTGTGGCCGTGCAACGTTCAGATCTGGGAGTGTGATGTGGTGGGCATGTTGTCGACGTTGCCTACGGAGATGCTGTATTCCGAATGGTTAGCTGCGGGCATGTACCGTCCGTCGGCGGTTCTACGGGATCAGTGGCCGTATGGTACACTCATGGTCGAGCGGGTGCGGTTGACCGAAAGGTACAGTTAGGAGGAGTTGGGATGAAAGAGGTAGCAGCGTTAGGGATCGGGCTTCCGGATGGGAGGAAAATAGTATCGGGCATGGTGATGGGGATGGAGTTGCCGAAGTCAGTCGATCCAGCGGATGGGTACGACGATGACGTAATCTCTCTGTGGGACAATTATACTGTCGAGGAAATTGTGGTCCGGCATTCAAGCGAGGGGGTTCCTCTGGTTGCGTTTTTGTACGATGAGGATGGGCAAGAGCGGGCGAGGGTAGTGTTGGGGCCGGGTGCAGTGGTGACGTGGGTGGTTGAGTGGGGACCGGAGTATGAGGAGGAAGACGACGAGGAGGACGGTGATTCGATTAAAGGGCTAGAAAAACGCGACGCGTATTTGACGTGGGAGTATATGCGGTTGGAGGGCGAGATCGCCGATTGCGAGGGCGAGATCGCCGATTGCGAGGGTGGTGAGCTGGCGGTGTTGCATGATGAGCGGGCTGAAGTATTGGTGGAGAGGGCGGATGTTCGCGGACGGTTGAACGTGCTGAGGGGGGAGGAGTGACGGTTTACAAGCTGGTGTCGGTATGGATGGCGAAGGATCGGTGTAGCTGTGTGGTTAGCGGTCAGGGGATGGTGGCGTATTCGGTAGGGGAGTGGGCGTATCCTCCGCAATGGTTGTGGGAGAGAGGGTACGGCCTGGTGGCGTTTCGGGATCGGGAGTCGGCAGTGGGCTACGTGCGTAGGACAGAAAACTACTATAGGGGCTGGGAGCTGTGGGAGAGCGTGGGTGAGAATGAGATATCGCCGTTGCCGAGGAGGAGATTTCTGGAGGCGGTCATGGATCGAGGGGAGCGGGCTTGGTGGGATGAGGATGTGGGTCTGGCGTGGCCGTATGGTACGGTTATGTTTGAGAGTCTGCGGATAGAGAGGGAATTGGCGTGGTAGCTTACAAGGTGGTGAAGCGAGTCCAGGGTCGACTGGTGAGCGCTGCTGTGTGGGGCGAGCATCAGGTAGAGTACCGGCAAGGGGAGTGGGTACGGGCTGCTGAGAGCTATCTAAGTAGACGGGGGTACGGGCTGCTGGTGTTCTTGGATGTGTGGAAAGCTATGCGGTGGATGGAAACGTATTCGGGGATAGAGGTGTGGTCGGCAGAGATACGCGGAGAGGTGGAGCTTTTGCCGCCGATGCTGTACCTGCCGCTTTTGGACAGTATCTCTATCGGGATGTGGCCGCAGGGAACGGGCATGTGTAAGGAAGTGCGGTTGGTGAAGTCTGCGATGGTAGAGGTTCGGACGTGACGGCGTACAAGGTAGTCCAGGCGATATCATGGGAAGAGTCGGAGTTGGTGAGCGCTATGGCGAGAGGTGACGCGGTGGTGGAGTACCGGCGTGGGAGGTGGGCAGAGCCTCCGGAATGGTTGCTAGAAAAAGGATACGGCCTGCTGGTGTTCGATACAGAGAGGCAGGTGCGAAACTGGCTGTCGGAGCTGCGTAGCTATGGGCTCCAGTTGTGGGAGATTGAGATAGAGATGGTGTACGGTGATTTGCCGATTCCGTTGTCGGCTGCGGAGGTGGGCGTAGGGATTACGGCGTGGCCGGAAGGTACCATGATGGCGGATCGGGTAAAGCTGGTTCGTAGGTTGGCGGGTGCTGGGGAAAAATTGGGATTGGGGGTTGTCTAAAATGAGTGGGCGACTTACACTGGTAGGTATTTGGAGGTCAAATGGCTAGGCGTAGACGACGGGGGAGCAGGAACAGCTCGGGAAATTCGGGTAGCAAGAGTCTGGTGGCGTTCGAGAGCACGTTGAAGAAACTCAACAGCGCGTTAACGGCTCCGGAGACGATGGGGTATTATCAGAGCGGGGCGTTTGCGGGGATTCGGGAAAAGATCCTGAGTATTGGGTTTGTGACTCTGCGGAACATCGTGGAACAGGTGCCTATCTTCAACGCGATCATCAATACAAGAGTCTTGCAGGTGAGTAGGTTCACGCAGCGGGCTCGGGAACGTGGGGACAAGGGGTTTGAGTTCGTTCGCACCGACGGTGAGCCTATCGGCAGGCGGGATGAGGAAGCGATCAAGATGCTGTCTGGGTTCGTGGAGAACACCGGATGGAAAGAGGACGATGAGCGGGAGGATGATTTCTCCGAGTGGACGGGGATGCTGGTGCGGGACACGCTAGAAATTGATCAGGTGGCTACGGAGCTGCAACGTAATCGCAAGGGGGATGTTGCGGCGTATTGGGGGCTCGACGGTGCGACGATCAAGCGGGTGGACGAGCGGCATCCGGAGCGGTTTCGGAAAGACACTCAGTTCGTGCAGGAGATCGACGGGGAGATATTGGAGCAGTACGAGCCGGGGCGTCTGATTTTCGATTACATGCACAAGCGGTCGGACATTCGGTATCGGGGATATGGGTACTCCTCGACGGAACAGTGTGTGAACGTAGCGACCACGCTGCTGTACGGGTTTCAGTACCAGCGGGATCAGTTGACGCGGGATCGGGTACCGAAGGGGTTTATTTCGGTGATGGGTGACGCTGGGCGGGATCAACTGGGTGCGATCCGCGACTACTGGCAGGCGGCGATGAGCGGTGCCGGTGGCCGGTGGAATATCCCGATCTTGCCGAGTGGGAAATTGGGAGTGGGCCTGGACTTCAAGCAGATCGGCTCAAACAATCGGGACATGGAATACCACAAGCTCATGATGTTCCTGTCCGCGATTGCGGGTGCGGTGTTTGCGATGGATCTGGCGGAGATGGGTATCAAGACCGACGACTCAACGGCGTTGATCGGAGAGGACTCTGCACCGCGAATCCAATCGTCGAAGGATCGCGGGCTCGCGGGGATGCTCGCCTACATTCAGCAACACATGAACAAGATGGTCCGCAAGATCACCGAGGACTACCGGTTTCAGTTCGTGGGGCTAGAAAAAGAGGACGAGGACAAGTCCGCCAGTCTGCGGAGCAAAGAGTTGCAAACCCGGCGCACGATTGATGAGCTGCGGGAAGAGGACGGATTAGAACCGTTCAAAGAGCCCTGGAGTGAGATAGTGCTGAATCCGCAAGCGGTTCAGATTTACTTGTCGTCTCAGAAGGGGGCGCAGGGAATGCCGGGGGCTCCGGCGCTGGACGAGAACGGTCAGCCGATAGAGGAAGGTGCCGAGGCGGGGGTGAACGGTCAGAACGGTCAGAACGGAGAGAACGGTCAAGAACAGGAGGAGACCGAGGTAGACTGGTCCGCGCTGACGAAGGCGCGGGACGTTCGCGTAGTCGTGCGGTAGCTAGAAAAACGTTCGGAAAATATCATGGTGTCTATTGGTGGGAGGATATGGTGAGGGGGAGTGCGGAGCATGGGGCGGTGGTCAAAGATTACGCAATCGGTGAGGTTGCGGGGGTGGCGAAGTGATAGGATACGCTTTTTTCGAGGATCAACCGGAGCTGGTGTCGGGCGCGGTGCTGGCGTCGGTGGATGGGTTGGAAATGTGTCTGTGGGAGGAGTCGTTGTTTATGTCGACTCTTCCCGTCCCGGCGTCGGTGTGGAAGGTGGAAGGGCATATCAAGCTGGAGGACGATCCGCCGACGTTCCGGTACATCCGATTGGTGGAGCGGCGCGAGCGGGTCTCTGTGGGCGAGGCGGTTAGAGGAAAGGTGGGAACGGTATGAGGAAAGTGACGATTGAGAAGCTGCGGGAGATGATCGCGGACATGCCGGAATACGCGGAGGTGTGGATAGGGTCGTCGGTTGTGGCGAGTCCGGGAAATGAGGAAGATCGGGTTCCGGTCGCAGACCGGTCGGTACGCGGGGTGGAGCTGCAACGATCAGGGTCGAACGGGCCGCGACTTATTTTGACATAAAATCGGTCGATTCCCGTTGGTTTGCGTATACTGTTAGTGAGTGCTAGAAAAAATGCGAGGTTTGGATGGCTCTGATAGTTAAAATACCTTTTGATGAGATAGACGCTGCAATCGAAAAGCTGGAGAAAGGACGACCGCCTGTCGCCGAGGGCTCACGTAAGCTCATGGGTAGCAAAGGCGGTCGCGTTTTTTGGCTCAAGAAGACCGGCAAGAAATGGGGCTACGATGGCGCTGCCAGCAAAGAGGAGATCAAGAAATACCTCAAGGACGTGAAGCCGAAGCCGAAGCCGAAGCCGAAGCCGAAGCCGAAGCCGAAGCCGAAGCCGAAGCCG